ATATAGGCCTTGTCATCTTCCCCATCTAATCGTGGGTTTTCAATAGCAGCTTTAATCGCCTCGGTCTGAAACCAAGTATTTAATCCATCTTTTGAAAGTTGTCCGAGTATCGTGCTGACCGAAGGGACGAGAGTTCCAGGACTAGCCTTGGCGTCACGGAGCGTTGTGTTTCTGGGTTTTCCGTTCTTCCCAATAGTTGTATAGCGAGGTGTACCAGTTTTGGCACAGTACCAATGCTCAGACATAACTTTTCCCCTTGTGATTTCATATTAGTCTAATAAATTTAAAATAGCTTTACGGCTTGTGGCGTCTAAACAACAATCAGCGCACACTTGAATCACATCTTCGATTACGGCCTTTAAATCTTGTGTTTCAAAAGCAATTAACTGTCTTTCTTCATCCACGCCAAAAGGCTGTGTAGAAATAATGGCTTTATCGCCAATAACATCTCTAATGTGATTCAACATGGTCATCTCCTTAGAATGGGGTTAAATCATCTTCAATGGTATGTTTGGGCAACTCATCTTCACCTCTAGCTTTAAAGCCAACAGGTTCTTTGACTTTGCCAACCGAAATACTGAAATATTTGCCTACTTTTGCAGATTCTTTAATCCATGCGCTAAGGTAATGCTCTTTGCCTTGAAGCATGATTGACCCTGTGTAATCAGGATGATTGTCAGTAGTCTTGCGGGTATTCTTGAACAGCGAAGCGCTGCCTTCTTTCATTTCGTAGGCCATTATTCAATTTCCTTTGTTTTGATTACTGTTTGTTTGGCTGATTTGCTAGACGCTGCATTGCCATCGTCATCGGCTTGTACCACACCGACAACTGCTGCTAATGCGTATCTGCGCATATAAGTTAAGGCTGAACCTGCACCCTGGGCATCTGGTTTGGTTACAGGCACAGACATAATCTGGCTAACATATTCGCCTGATTTATGGCTGATAATAGTAGTCAAAGACATAGTGCCATCGTAGTATTCTCCAGGAAATTGCATAACCGCCAGCCCATTTTCAGAAAGAAGGCTACGGCAAGCATCCCAGACAGACTCAAGGTCAGCATACTTAGACTTAAAAAAAGGATTAGCCGAGTCTTTAATCGCATGGGTCATTTTTCCTTGTACGATTGATAAAGCTAATGTGAGGTTTGCAATAGATTCAGACTGTTGCATTTGAACCTCCGAACACATTGCCAAAATCATCAAACACGCTCTGTAACAATACATTACGTTTATTGTTTGGTTTGCCACAAGCGGCACGAATAACATCTACATCATCGGCTGAAAGGTCTGTGCCGTATTCCATGTTATTCAACGCTACTTCTAAGCGTTCTTCCATTTCAAACATTACTTGTGCTAATTCATCCATCTAAATTCCCCTTAGATACATAGCGAAATTGCTATAAATAGAATTGTAAGCTAATTCAAGTGTCTGTCAAGAACTATTTGCAAATTAACAACATAGGCTGTAAGATGTCTCACATGAAATTAAAATTGACCGATTCTGCCATTATTGATTTGCTTGGTGGGCCAACAAAAGTGGGAAAATTATGTGGGGTAACCCCTAATGCCGTGTCCCAATGGCGCAAAAACAACATTCCTTATGCCCAATTTGTATTTTTGGCAGCAACTTTAGAAAAAGAATCGCATGGACTAGTTACCAGGCAAGACATATTTCCAACTAACTTTTGGCTAATATGGCCCGAGTTGCTTAAAAACAACGCTTTTATAAAAAGAGAATAGTGTAGAATCTAATTCCTATTTCGAGGCTCTAACGACATACCAGGGAATAGGATTTACAGCGCTACTGGGGGTAATGGATGAAACAGCGCAAAAATAGGTGGCGAAGATAGTGCCTATTCCATGCAAGACTGTCGGGTAATGCGATTCCGCAATGGAAGCATTTGAAGGCAAACCTAGGTAGGCTAGGTTCGCTCAAACCGCTTGGAAGATGTATTAAAACAACATAGGTATAAATACTTAGTGACTAACTAAAGACTATTGGGCAAACTACAAGTACTCAATAACGAGTAAACATTTAAGGGGAAATTAAATGAAAGACTTTTTACTAGCTTGTTTGTTAGGTGGCATTTTGGGCGCAATGGTTGGATATGCAGTTCCATCTCATGCGCAGACTTTTCCAATAACTAGCCCAATGGGTTACAACCAAGGCACAGTACAAATTACTGGTAATACAGCACAGTTTGTAAATCCGCAAGGAGTTATTACACAAACTGCAACTTTGTATCCTAACCAAGTTGTGATTACCACGCCCAACGGTGTGACTACAAATGTAATTGGCAATACTGGATATACAACACCTCCAAGCCCATCAACACCAATGTCACCAAGGGTGATGCAATAATGTTTGACGAGTTCTGGTCGTTATACCCAAAGAAAGTCGCCAAAGGCGCAGCAATAAAAGCCTGGCAAAAGTTGAATCAAGCAGAGAAAGATGAAGTTTTAAAGCAGTTGCCAAACCATCTCAAATATTGGAAACTTAAAGGAACTGAAAAAGACTACATTCCTTATCCTGCGTCTTGGTTAAACCAAATGCGGTATCTTGATGAATTAGACTTTGATGTAACCACGAAAAAGCCACCGAGTTTGCCTTGGTATTCAACTGATGAATTGACGCTTGCAAAAGCGAAGGAATTAGGAATAACGCCTTATGCAGGAGAAAGTTTTATGCAACTACGACAGCGAATTTCAACACAAATCAGCCGTCAGACAGTTGTGTAAATGGCGTCATGAATGGGGATTACAAAAATTTCGATTGTATTTGTCAAAACACAAAGTATCTGAAGTATTGTTGCAAGACTTTTACATTCAATGGCAATTAGGTAATAAAGGGGAATACAAATGTTGGAAAAAACCATTATCGCTGCAACAGGGCTTGGGTATTTGATGGTCGGGATATTGCAATTACGCAAAGGTTCTATACCTAACGCTATGATTTGGTTGGGATATTCTTTTGCACAAGTCGGCTTATGGATGGCGCTCAAATGAAAGAATTTAATCCACACAACGCTTACGACACGATTGAAAATGTCAAGCGTAAATATGCTGAAGCTGAAGGACTTGCTGCTGGTCTTGAAGCAAAGAAAAAAGCAATTATTGCCATTATGATGAAAAAGTCGGGTGAACAATCACTTGGTGCGCAAGAACGAGAGGCTTACGGTTCTAAGGAATATGATGAGTATTGTCAACAAATTGGCGAGGCCACAGCAAACAAAATTCTATTAAAATTGGAAATTACCCAAGCTCAAATGGAATTCGAAGCCTGGCGTTCTGAACAAGCTACTAATCGAAACATAGAAAGAATAACAAGATGACACCTGATTACTCTGAGAACTATCTGCAAATCGCTAAATTGTTAAAGCAATATCACAACGCCACACTTAGAAAAAATTATGAGAAAGCCACAAAAATTGCTCATGAATTAGCTGATGAGACAATTAAATTAGAGTTTTCTACTTACGAGCAAGTTCGTAAGAATTGGGTTAATTAATGAAATTAATGCGCAATATGTTTGCTACGCATACAGACTATGCTGATTTTAAAGGCATCATACCTAGCAATCCTTTGTTTGTGCCAAGCAATGTAGATGGTATCTGTGAACGTAATGGTCATTTCTTAGTAATGGAATGGAAGCGCCCAGATGAAAAAGTTAGCAAAGGCCAAGAGATATTGCTTAAAGCATTAGCTGAAAACCCACGCTTTATTGTGACCATCATTTACGGCAATACTGATGATGGCACATTTATTGATAAGTATTACACCGTAGGCATGGATGGTAAATGCGCAATAGCGGGTGTGGGATTTGAGCAATTTAAAACTTTTTATAGACAATGGTACGAATGGGCAGATGGCAATATATCGAAACAAAAAGCTGCTTGAGATTGTTAGAAACTTACCGTGCCAACATTGCGGAATAGAAGATGGAACAGTTGTTGCAGCCCATTCAAATCAGCTTCGAGATGGTAAAGGCCGAGGACTTAAAGCGCATGATTACCGAATATCGGCACTCTGCTATAAATGCCACATGGAAATCGACCAAGGGCCGTTACTCATCAAATCTGCTCGTATTGAAAGGTGGGAAGAAGCACACCGCAAAACTATTGGCGAACTATTTGAAAGAGGCTGGTTAAAGCTCTAAAGGGTCAAACCCTAATTCGGTAGCAACTTTATGCGCTCTGCGTCTAAATGTGGCATCGTGTTTAGTCCAAGCATCAGTAATTGTGCCACTACGACTCATGTGTATGCACTCATGTAATAGCGTAGAAATTACAGTCGTAAGCCAACCGCATCTAGCTTCTGAAATGGTAATAATATGCTCATATTCTCCACCATCATCGTAAAGATATGTTCCCATTGCTTCTGGGTCGGCATCAACAATAAACTTAATTTCTTCTGGTAGAGGTAAATTCCAACGACAAAGTGGTTCAGCTATCATCAAAGCAGAATAGAGATTTTTTAAAATATTAGGCGTTAATTTCATGCTAAATGCTTTAACTTTGCGTGGGGTATTACGGTGCGAGTATCGGTTGAATGTGCGCCACAAGCCTTACATTGGTAACGCTGGTAAGCACCTGTCGTAGTATAACGAAATCCTTTACTGACGAGATGAGGCTTTGAACAAGTAGGACAAACAAACCCATCCCTGTCTTTCATCATGATTGTCTTGTTTAAAGGGGTTTTAATCCAAGGCGTAAGGCGGTTATATAACTTTTCAAGCAATATCACATCTTGAATATTGTATTCTTCCATCGTTTTCCAGGCTTTTTTATCGCCATTCATACATTTAACCCAAAGAATATGACCCTCATGGTCTTTCTTTTTGCCTAACCCCAGGCGTTGAGCTACATAATCTAATTTATTGCTAGGAAATCTAAATTGACTTCTGACTGTGCGCAATAAGTCTATTTGCTTAATTGGTGGTGGTGGCGACATCTTATGAACCAAAAACTCTTTGTTTAGAGTAGGTATATCAAACTTTGAGCCGTTGTAATGCACTACGGCATCAGCCTCGCAAAGCATGGCATGAACGCCCTCAAGCATCTTTTTGGCATCGTTTCTTTCTACCGAATCAAAGTAAACATCTTTCTCGCCCAACCATTTTGCCGAATAGCACATGGTGTATGAAGATTCTAATAACTGGGACAGTCCCACATTCTGTTGCCAAATTCCCCAGACATGGGCTAAGTTGGGTGAAGTTTCAATGTCAATCAGCAATATCTTCAAGAGTAACCCCTTATAATCAATAAGTTACTGAATACTAACCGAAGAATATGTCATATATCAAGAAAGTCGATAAAAATCAAGCTGATGTTGTTAAAGCGCTACGAGACTATGGTGCGGATGTTTACCTTTTGCATACAGTCGGCGGAGGAATCCCAGATTTATTGGTTTTATTTCAAGGACACACAATACTTTTAGAGGTCAAGGATGGGGCTGATAAAAAACTGACCCCCTTGCAAATCAAGCTATTTGCTAACTGGAAAGGCGGGCATTTACACCGAGTCAATTCCGTGCAAGAAGCAATAGAAGTGTTAAAATCAGTCGAACAGGAGTCTTTATGAATGAAACCAAAAATGTCGCTATGTTTGCTGCTACTCTTTTGCATAGCAGTACTAACACTCATTTTTTCCATTGGGCCACAAATTCTTACTCCCAACATAAAGCCTTGGGCAAATTCTATGAAGAAATCGTTGAACTTGTAGACGATTATGTAGAAGCCTTTATGGGCTGTTATGAGCAGATTAAAGAATTTCCAAGCGTATATCATCAGCCTAAAGAACCACTTAAATATTTGGAATCATTGAAGAATTTTGTTGAAGAAGCTAATGCTGATTTGCCAAAAAAACAGGAATTAGTCAATATTGTTGCCGAAATTCAACAACTCATTGATTCAACCATCTACAAACTTAAATACCTCAAGTAAGGATATATATGCCACTCGTCAAATCTGCCAGCCCAAAAGCCGTTGGCGAGAACATTAAAGCTGAAGAAGCTGCTGGTAAGCCACGCAAACAAGCATTGGCAATCGCTCTTTCAGTACAAGACAAAGCTAAAAAGCGTAAAAATACCATTGAATCAGCTTATACTAAACACATGGCAAGCTCTGAAGAAAAAGGCGAGACAAAAAAAGAATCTAAAAAAGCCGAAATGGGAGAAATGTAATGGCAAATTGGATTAAAGGCGCAATTAAGCACCCAGGCGCACTAAAGAAAGAATTAGGCGTTGCTGAGGAC